TGAGGCTAACTCGATTGGACGGCCGGTTATTGACGAACTGGTAAGCAGAGGGTTAGCGATTATTCCATTTACAACTACAAGCGCAACGAAGCAGTCCATTATTCAAGGGTTGCAAGCAGCGTTTGAGAATGCGCAAATAAAGATCGTGAACAATCCAGTTCTGGTGGGAGAGCTGTTGAGCTTCGAGAGCAAGCGGAATCCGTCGGGCGGGTTCAGCTACTCTGCTCCGGCTGGGATGCACGATGACTGTGTTATGAGTTTGGCGTTCGCATGGAACGCAATTTCGGTTGACCGATGGTTTTTCAGTTCGTATGATTAGTGGAGGGGCGGGTGCCTGAGAATTTACATTTTTATACAGATGGGAAGACGCTGAAGGGCATTGACTTACCTCAATACCCCGACTCCGCCTGGAACTGGATCACCGGCGCGCCGGAGGACACGAAGGACGAAGAACTCTACGCGCGTGTTGCGTCCGTGTATCGGGTCGCGAACTTATCGGCTGAAGCGATTGCCAGCGTACCGTTTGCGATCTACAAAGGCGAAACCGAGTACGATACGAGTGACGACTGGCAGAACAAGGTTGGATTCCTGCCGAATATACGTGAGCTATTGCGATTATGGCGATTATCATTATTCATGACTAATTCGGCTTATGGATTCATGGAAGGCAACCGTGCGGTAAAGAACTTGCGCTACGTTGTACCTGGCACGATCACGCCACAGATTGACAAGTGGGAAGGCTTGACCGGCTTCAAGCGCCGAATTGGAACAGAGACAAAAGAGTACAGCCTGAAAGACAACCGCATCTTCTGGATGTGGCGCTTAGACCATACCACCGAGCTGTTACCCTCAAAAAACAGCGAATTTAAGGCTCTGATGGCAGCGGCAGGTGTGCTTTACTACGCCGATTACTACGTGCAAAACTTCTTCCAGCGCGGCGGGATCAGGCCGGCTTTGTTGCAAGTTGCCGGCGTTCCAACACGTGAAGAGCGCGAGAAAATCGAGAACGTCTGGGACAAGATTATTCACGGTTGGTCAAAGTATTTAGGCAAGGTGATGAGCGCCAACGAAATGGACGTGAAGGTCATCGGTGACGGCATTGACAATATTGCCAACGGACAGATCCATTCCGAGAAACTGGCAGACGTGGCGATGGCCGCCGGCATGCCCTTGTCGATCATTCTGGCAAACTCCGCTAACTATGCAACCGCGCAAACAGAGTATTTGGTTTGGTTCAGGGATTCCGTTGTGCCCTGGGCAAACTACATGCAAGACGAGCTGAACGACAAGTTGTTCAAGCCGTTGGGCTTGCACTTTGAGTTTAGGCCTGAGATGAGCGACAAGGGGCAAGAGGAAGAAAGACAGCGAGCCGGTGCTTATCGTGCTTACGTTGCAAGCGGAATGAAACCGAGCATTGCCGCGCAGGTGGTTGGCATCGACCTCCCCCCTGATATTGAGTACGAAGAACTGGATGATGTGTTTGTACCTCCGCAACCTCAACCGGTCAATGAGACCGAGATTCCGATTGAGAAGGAAGAGTTACCAAAGCCGGTGGATGAGAAATCCGTCACGCTGCTGACAATTGACCAGTTGCGCGAATTGGAGCACTGGCAGGACTTAGCCTTCCGCAAGCTGAAGCAGGGTAAGTCGCTTGCGTTCCCGTGGGTTAGCAAGACCATACCGGAAGAAGTCGCAAGCGTGATCCGAGACCGCTTGCCGGCGTGCAAGTCGCAAGCTGACATCGAGCGGGCGTTTGACCTGAACATGCCCGACACACCAGACCGCCAGTTGCGCGAGTTAGCCGATGCGCTGAACAAGGCCGTTGAGATTGTCGTGGCGGAGGGTAAGTACTCACCCGACCAGCCGCGCGTTGCCGCCGGACACCCAGACGGTGGCCAATGGACGGATGGCAACCGCGGGAATGCTCCTTCAGGCTATTTTAATGATTGGTTTAGTGGTGACGAAGAAAAGGAATCTGTTGAAAAACCATATACATCAGATGACTTGGCTCTCGATTTGCAGGCGTTCCAGAAATGGGCTCACCAATGGACTGGCGGCGTTGATTATGACGCTAAGGTTGGGGCTTACCGATATGCACTTGGGATTAAGGAACTCCACGAATATTTGCTCAAGCAAGAATACGGCGAAAACATACCTAAATTTGTTACCGTATATCGTGTTGGCGGTGTTGATGAAGGTGTTGTTTCATTTTTCTCAACTTTAGGAGCGGCAGAGGGGTATGCAGAAAGGTTTGGTGAAAACATACATTCGTTTGAAGTTCCAACTGATTACGTTGTTCCAACTATGTCTGGCGCTGGTGAGATTTGGATTGACACGGAGTATATGCGCGAATGACCGAAAGCGGAGTGAAATCCCTTATTCTCGAAGCCTTGCGCGAGTCGGTGAAACGTTACCCCGACCTGTTCGAATACATCGACGGGAAGGCTGCCTGGATCGTAATTCAGGACGATCTGGAGCTGTGGCAGGCGAAGGCGATCACGAAGGCGCGCAACGGGGAGCCGGCGCTGTGCGAGTTTGATAGCGCTTACATACCCGAATCCATCGCTGACATGGTAAAGTCCATGCTGGCTTATGCAGACTGTGAGGATTGCATCAAGCAGGGATTCAGCGATGTGGAGGCGTTCATGAAAGCGCCGGGTTCAAAAGATAAGCACAAGAAACTCATACCGCGTACCGATGGGAAACCATTCGAGTATAGCGAATTCACAGGACTTACAGAAGCAGACATCAACAATGCGATAAAAGCGTGGGATAGGGCTATGCCTGATTACGCCGGGTTGTTAGATGCTGAAGTCAAACCGGAGAATGATGCCGGAAACTAAACCTTTGTGGTATTGGGATGATTCAGTAAAGCGTTACCGTTCACCGGAAACGGGGCGGTTCGTTGGCATTGACGAAATGAACGGCTTGCGTACTGAATTCATGGAATCTCAAAAGAGACTCATGGAAGGCGCGACAGTCACCTTCGATGCCGGCACAATTGACAGCCGAACTTACGAAAGGCGAGTCAAGGAGATTCTAAAGCAGACGTACATTGACAATTATGTCATGGGAGCCGGTGGGCGCAATAACATGACCCAAAAAGACTGGGGAAGTGTCGGCGGTATGTTAGCAGAGCAGTACAAGTATTTGAACCCGTTTTTGGCACAAATTGAGCGTGGGGAATTATCACCGGCACAAATTATAGCACGCTTGAAAATGTACATCAATTCTGCAAGTGAGGCGTTCTGGAGAGCATTCGCGCGTGACATTCCAATTGACCTGCCGGCTTATCCGGGTGACGGGCAAACCGCTTGCCTTACGAACTGCCAATGTCAATGGGATATAAAGCCGGTGGACGGTGGTTATGACTGTTATTGGATATTAGGCGAAGCCGAACATTGCCCTGATTGCGTTGAGAACGCGTCAAGGTGGAATCCTTACAGCATCCGCATAACAGGGGAAGATTCAAATGCCAGTTGACATTGTAATTGACGGGCTTGAGGAGTTACGGTCAAAGTTAGACCGATTTCCGCCTGAAGCGCAAGACGAAGCCGGCGAAATGGTCGGCGAGTATGTGCTGAACATCATGCGTGAATATGCGCCTTACAAGTACATCCCGTTCAAGTCGGCTTACGGCGGGTTCTTCAGCGATAAGCAGCGCAAGTATGTTATGGCATCAATACGTGAAGGCAAGATCAAGCCAGGTGGTCCAAACAGGTCACAAGGCTTGCGTGAAGGCTGGGTAAAGATGGGGGAGGGGGCGGACATGCTTATCGTGAACCCTGTCCCATACGCCGGCTATGTGGTCGGCGATATTGAACAATCACGGATGCACAAGAAAATCGGCTGGTGGACAGTCGGGCAGCGCTTGAGAGACAGGGCTGGAAAAATCGAAGAGCTTGCGAAAGCAGGCGTTGACAAAGCAATGAAGAAGCTGGGGTTATAAGAGAAGTTAGTTACAGACAACTGAATACGTAGGCTGTCATGGGCGTTGGGTAACGCGGTGAGAGACCTGGTGGTCAGAGGGTTCTGAAGCCAAAACAAAGCGCAATAATGCGCAGAGGTTTGGCTTTATCGGTTTAAGGAGGTGTCTATGGACACAATGGTGTATTTTGGAGACGCGGTAAAAGCGCTTGGCGAGGGCAAGGTTGGTGGTTATTTAGTGCGCTGGGGCGGTGACGGTGACGTTGACCTGACCGGTGATTATTTCACTAAAGAAACTGATCTTGGCATCAGCGAAGGTGACCGACTGCCGGTGTACTTCGAGCACGGCTACGATCCGGTGATAAAAAGCCGGCGGTTAGGGCGGGGGCAAATTGAACGCTTTGACGACATCGGAGTTTGGTTTGAAGCACAACTGGAGTTACGGGATGAATATGAACGCAAGATTTATGAACTGGCTGAAGCTGGGAAGCTCGGTTGGTCGAGTCAGGCGGGCGGTTCGCTCGTAGCAAAGGAATCTGGATTGGGAGGCACACGAATCGCTACATGGCCATTGGCAGAAGCAACGCTAACTAAGTCGCCAGCCGAGTACCGAAACACCGCAATACCAATGAAATCTATTTATCCTGATGCTGAAGAAGCGCAGGAAGTTACCCATGAGGAGGAAATCATGGCAGAAGAAATCAAGACCTCTCCACCTGAAATCAATGTGGAAGAGATCGTAAAAAGCGCAGTCGCTGACGCTATCAAGTTGTATGAATCAGCACAACCATATGTAAAGGGCGGAGTTGCTGACGTTGTAGAAGACGAAACAGACCGCTCACTCAAAGCCAACCCGATGAGCGCTGGAGAATTCTTCCAGGCTGTCAAAATGGCGGAGATGTATCCCGGACAGGAAGAGCACAGGCTGTTGGCTTACAAGGCCACGGGGTTAAACGAAACCGAACCCTCTCAGGGCGGCTACTTGTTACCACCTCAAATTGCAGCCGGCATCCACAGCAATATGTGGGGCGTTGGCTCTGTGCTATCCCGGTTCAACCCAATTCGTGTGACTGGCAACTCTCTCACGATCAACGCTGTGGACGAAACTTCACGTGCCGATGGCTCGCGCATGGGTGGCGTTCGTGGTTACTGGCTGGCTGAAGCCGCCCAGAAAACCTCGTCAATGCCCAAGTTCCGCCAGATCGAACTGAAGCTCAAAAAGGTAGCGGCCTTATGCTACGCCACCGATGAACTGCTTGCTGACGCTTCGGCGTTGGAAAGCTGGATTGGCAACGAAGTTCCGAATGAATTGCGCTTCCAGGTTGAAGCCGCAATCATCAACGGTAATGGCGTTGGCAAACCGGTTGGCATCCTGCAATCTGGCTCATTGATTAGTGCTACCCGCACCGATGCTTCAAAGATTGATGCTTATGACATCGGTCGCATGTGGGCGCGCCGGCTTCCAGGCTACAACGATTACGTGTGGTTCGTGAATCCTGCTGTTTACCCGCAATTGCTGAACATGACCATTGGCAACATGCCAGTCTACGCACCGAGCGTACGACCTGACGTTCCCTTTGGCACCTTGCTCGGACGGCCAGTTATTGAGAACGAATACTGCCCGAATTTGGGCACTGCTGGCGACATCCTGCTCGCTTCACCTTCCGCTTACGCCCTTATTACTAAGGGCGGGATCGAGGCTGCTTCCAGCATTCACATCAAATTTGACTATGACGAGACAGCGTTCCGCTTTGTTTATCGTGTCGATGGTCAACCTTACTACAACGCCGCTATTACATCTTACGCAGACAGCAACACAACTGTCAGCCCGTTCGTTGCCTTAGCTGCTTCAACTTAATCGGAGGTGAGAAATGGCAGCAAGATACGCTGAAAAACTCCATATTGTTCCTTTGCTTGCACCTGTGTCTTCTACTGATGCAGTCGCAATTAGCAACGCTGTGAGTTTAGAAAATGCCCATTGGGTGAGCTTCCTTGTGAACTGGGGCGCGATTACTGGAGACACCGAGAAATTGGTTGTTTCAGTTGAGGCTTCAACACAAGGCGCGGCCACAACGAATTCGGCTGACACAGCAATCCCCTTTGTTTACCGTCTTTCTTCAACGTTGGCGGCTGACAACTGGGGCGACTCAACCACTTGCGCGTCTACCGGCCTTGAAATTCTGGGCACGAATGACAGCATGGCTTTGTTGATCGATGTCGACCCGGCTACAATTCCGGCTCTCGATTCTGATGCAACCTATCTCCACGTGATTCTGGATGGCACGGGCTTAACCACTAACGCTGGCATGTCTGTTTATGCCCTGATGGAAGATCGTTACCCGCAGGCTGAACACGTTACTTCAACTTAGTTCGGCTTTGCTTGAAAAGGGGGGAGGGATTGATACCCTCCCCCGCATTGGAGGATAAATGGCAGATTATGTGACAGTCGAAGAGATAAAAGCGGACATTCCTGATTCGCCGCTGTTTGACGTAACGGATTCAACCTACGACACCGTTCTGGGTAACATGGTGACCGCTGCCTCGCGCATGATCGACCATTATGTCGGTGGTTGGGATAACTTCTTTTATCCGACTACTGATGATGCTACCCGCTATTTTGACGGCAGCGGTGAAGAACAGCAATACATTGACCCGATGGTTAGTTTGACTTCTGTGGCTGTGAGTGAGAGCGGTGGGCGCGCGCTTACCGACTATACAACCTGGACGGTTGACTCTGACTTCTTCGTGTCGCCTTATAACTACGCTTCGATTGGCATGCCGATTATGAGCCTGATTGTTGACAACGATGCCGGCTCGAAGGGCACGTGGGGCACAACTCGCAAGGGCGTGCAGGTGACCG